GGGAAGCCGAGATTGCCCTTTTCCTGTCTTGACGGGAGAATACGGTTATGCCTCAAGTCTTCTCCGCCCGCTTACGTTCCCAGTATGCTTTCATGGCGTCGGATTGGCGTTTGCGTTGTTCCGGCGACCGCAGTGTCGCGGCGCGTTTGGCGGCGATGGTGGGATCGGTGTTTAGCACCTTGTGGTACTCGCGCATTGGATTGTCGGCTGATAACAACCGTTCTCTCCGACGCAGCCTCTCTTCCTCTGAGTGGATGCGTTTGCCGACCCTCTTGGCAGACATCATGGTTCGGTACTCAGGGTCTGCCCACTTGGCTTTGATCTTCTCGCGCACCTCGGGGCGCTTGGCAGGGTTGGCATCACCAGAAAACAGCACGCGCACGTCAGGGTCAAGCATGCGTTTACGCTGCTGCGCTCTTGCGGCTTCGCTTCGTGCTGGGTGGTTAGGGTTCAGCATGGCCTGCCGAAGTTTTTCTCGATGTTCTGGGGTTCGTGCATGAGCGCCGTCACCACCGGACGTGAGATTAGTCAGAGGCCCAGTGCCGGTCTGCACACGTCCAATTTCGGCGATAAGTCGGCACTCCAGAGCGACGCCTTCTTCGACAGAGGTTACAGGGCGCAACTCGATGATCACACGATCAACGCCAATCTCGATAAGTTTTTGTTTGCACAACCAACTGCGGTTGCCGTTATTTCTAGGGTTGCTACGCCTTTCGTTTTTGGTAAATCCAACGTAGAACGGGGTACCCTCCGGCGTCTTCCAGATGTAGACATACATGGTGTTCTCCTAATTGATGGCAGGCCAGTATAATGCTCCAGAAGATTTTGTTCAAGCCCGGAGTCAACCGCGAAAACACGCGGTACACCACCGAAGGCGGGTGGTACGACTGCGACAAGGTTCGGTTCCGTCAGGGCACGCCTGAGAAGGTGGGTGGTTGGGTCCGCATCTCTGTCAGCACGTTCCTTGGTGTCTGCCGTTCTCTGTGGAACTGGGTAACACTGCTCAACTTGAACCTGATTGGTGTTGGCACAAACCTCAAGTTTTACATTGAGCAAGGTGGGATGTACAACGACATCACGCCGTTGCGTACCACAGTCACCATCAACAACAACCCGTTTGCGCTGACCGCATCTACGACGGTCACGGTTACAGACACAGCGCATGGCTGCGTCACGGGCGATTTTGTGACCTTCAGCGGTGCCGTTGATATTGGGGGCGTGGGCACCAACGTTACCGCAGCGGTGTTAAACCGTGAATTCCAAGTCACGGTGGTGGACACCAACACCTACACCATCACAATCTCTGTGGTGCCTAACGCCACAGCCATCGCCGGTTCTCCTGGAGGCGGTGCTGCGGTTGTTGCCGCCTATCAGATCAACACTGGTCCTGCTACCGTTATTCCGCTGACAGGCTGGGGGGCAGGCGCTTGGAGTTCTGGTTCTTGGGGCATCACGTCTACTTCAGGCTACTCGTTACGACTCTGGAGTCAACGAAACTGGGGCGAGGACTTGGTGTTTGGCCCGCGTGGCGGAGGTATGTATTACTGGGATGCTACGACAGGCGTAGCTGTGCGCGGTTACAACTTGGCTACGGCTGTTGGGGCATCGGACGTGCCGACCGTCCAGAACGTGATCTTTGTGTCCGACGTAAATCGTTTTGTGTTTGCGTTTGGATGCAACGACTACGGCTCTTCCGCAGTAGACCCCATGCTGATCCGTTGGTCAGACCAGGAAGATGCGCTTAACTGGACGCCTGCGGCCACTAACCAAGCAGGTAGCTTACGACTATCCACAGGGTCGGAGATTGTTACCGTTATTCAAGCTCGTCAGGAAATCGTAGTATTTACCGACTCCGCCCTTTATTCGTTGCAATACCTCGACGCACCCATCTTCTGGGGCGCTCAGCTTCTCGGCGACAACATCTCCATCGTCGGCCCCAACGCCGTAGCCATTGCTTCTGGTGTGGTGTACTGGATGGGCGTGGACAAGTTCTACCAGTATGACGGTCGTGTGCAGACGCTCCCCTGCGATGTGCGCCGTTATGTGTTCAGCAACTTCAATGCAGCCCAAGCAGCCCAGGTTTTTGCTGGTACGAACGAGGGCTTCAACGAAGTCTGGTGGTTCTACTGCTCGGCGGGCTCCTACTCAGTGGACCGCTACGTTGTCTATAACTACCTTGAGCGCATCTGGTACTACGGCACGATGGCCAGGACCGCATGGCTTGATTCTGGTATTCGAGATTACCCGTTAGCGGCTACCTACAGCTATAACCTTGTTAATCACGAATCGGGCATCGACGACAACGAAACGGGCACGCCTGCTCCAATCCTGGCCAACATCTCGTCGTCTGAATTTGACATCGGCGATGGCCACAATTTCGGGTTTGTCTGGCGCATACTGCCTGACCTGACGTTTGAGAACTCGACGGCCAACACGCCCACCGTCAACATGACGCTCTACGGGCTGTACAACTCAGGCTCTGGCAGCATCGACAGCGCAGGACAGCCGGTGGTTAGGGGCAATACGTACGTCATCACCGAAGAGTTCACGGGGCAGATTTACACCCGCGTGCGTGGGCGGCAGATGATCTTCAAGATCGACTCCAACCAACTAGGCACGGCGTGGCAGCTTGGCGCGCCTCGTATCGACATTAGGCCGGATGGACGCAGATGAGCTTCCTTATCGAAAATGTCACCGTCCCTGCACCGCCCAATCTTCCTCTTGCCCCCCGGGACTACGAGTCGCGTTACCACGAGCAGTTCAACAACGTCCTGCGCCTGTACTTCAACCGACTCGACGCACTGCTGAGGGGCCTCGTGACTACAACCACACCCATCCCCATTTCCATCGGCGGCACCAACACAGATGCCTTTGGGCGACTGCGGGTCAGTCAGCCCTATACGCTCTTTGATAGCCAGAACCGCTACGCTGCGGACAATCAGTTCGACGTTTCTACGACCGGGACGGGCACGACCACGTTCCTGCCAAACGAAGCAGCAGTGAAGATGGAAGTCACCGGGGCCGGTGTTGGCTCCGTCCTGCGTCAGACTTACCGCTCGTTCCCGTATCAGCCGGGTAAAGGACTGCTGGTGCTTGCCACCTTCGTGATGGACAGCAACATGAGCCTGAACCTCACGCAGCGCGTGGGGTACTACAACGACCAGAACGGCGTGTTCTTCCAGCGCATCGACGGCACGTTCTCATTCGTGCTGCGGTCCTATGTCACAGGCTCTGTTTCCAATGTTCGGACGGTCGATCAGGCAGACTGGAACGGCGACAAATTGGACGGCACCGGGGCGTCGGGGTATACCCTAGACCCGTCCAAGGCTCAGATTTTGTGGATGGACTTTGAGTGGCTTGGCGTTGGATCAGTCCGGTGCGGCTTCATCATTGACGGCCAGTACATCGTCTGCCACACGTTTAACAACGCCAACGAGATCACCAACGTCTACATGACCACGGCTATCCTGCCGGTGCGATATGAGATTGTGACCACGACGGCTGCGGTGGCGGCTTCGATGAAGGCTATCTGCTGCTCGGTGGTATCCGAGGGCGGGTTTGAGCAGACCTCCATTGACCATGTGGCGCGACGCACCACAGTCCTGGGCACCATCGGTTCTACTTTCTTGCCCGTGGTCTCCATCCGTCTTGCTTCAGGTCGGACGGGCGCGGTTGTGCTGCCCAACCGGGTGCAGGTTCTGCCCACGACTAATCAGAACTACGAGGTGGCGCTGATCAAGAACCCCACCCTGACCGGCGCATCATGGACGGCAGTGCCGACTGATTCCAACGTGGAGTTTGATGTAGCAGCCACGGCCACCACGGGAGGCTCTATAGTGCAGACGGACTATGTGACGGCAACCGGCTCAGGTGGAGTGGGTAACACGAGCGCAGCCACAGGCTATAACTTTGACCTCCAACTGGGTGCGTCCATCGCGGGCGTCAGCGACATCTACACCGTTGCTGTCAGAACCGTATCTGGCGCCACCACAGGCGACGTGGTCGGGTCGCTTTCCTTCTACGACTTGACCCAATAAAATGACCTCAACCTTTTTCCCGGGATAAATCATGGCCACTGCTCAACAAGGGATCATGGCTTTGCCAGAAATGAGCCAACAAGCACAGACAGCGGCCATCAGCCCCGAGCAGATGGCCGCTTTTGACCAAATTCGCCAGAGTGTTTCCCCCAAGGAATTCTCTGACGAGCTGCTGTCTAGTGCCTCCCAAGCCGACCCTCAGGCCGTAGCTGAGTTCAAGCAGGCCCTGGAAGAGATGGATGTCCCGGCGGAGATCCTGGATCTGCTCAACGCGCTGGTTGACGAAGTCCTGGCCAACCCCGAAAACTACGAGGCCATCAAGGAAAAGTACCGCGCTCAGGGTGTCACGGACGACATCCTGCCGGAGGAATTCGACGCCGAGTTCTTCGCTGCGCTGAACGTGGCCGTGGATCAGCTCCGCGGTGAGCCTGCCGGTCCCCAAGCCTTTGCCAAGGGCGGTATTGCTGAGCTCAAGCCGATTGCCCAGGCCCTGGCCTCTTATGGCCGCAACGGCGACACCATGCTGGCGCACATCACGCCCGCCGAAGCCCGCATGCTGAAGAAGCGCGGCGGATCGGGGACCGTGAATCCTGTGACAGGGCTGCCTGAGTTTTTCCTGAAGAACCTGTTCAGCAAGATCGGCAGTGCCGTCAAGAAGTTCACCCGCAGCACCGTAGGCCGGATTGTCACGACGGTGGCGCTGGGCTTCCTGGTGGGCCCTGCGGCCGCTTCTATGCTTGGTGTCACCTCAGTGGCAGGCGTTGCTGCTGTCAGCGGTTTTGTCGGCAGTGCCGGTTCCACGCTCCTCGGTGGTGGAAGCGTGCGCGACGCTTTGAAGGCCGGTGCAGTTGGCGGCCTGACCGCGGGCGTCGGTGCTGGAGTCATGGGCGGTTCGGGGGCATTTGCCGCTCAAAGCTACACCGGCCCGACGACTATCGCTGGCCAATGGGATCGCGTGGTCAACGCATTTACTCCCGGTGCCCCGGGAACTCCCGCCAGTTCTGCTCCGCTAGGAAAAATGGACCCCGCCGCAGTCGGTCGTGCCGGGGGCTTTGATGTCCCCAGCGGCACTGGCCCGCGCATGGATCTCATGGGTCCGCGGGCCACGCCTGCCGAGTTGCTGGCCCCGAACATCAATGCTTCCGCAGGGGCCCTTCCCGGAACTGCGACTGCCCCGGCACCTATGGGCGCCCCTGCTGCCCCCACAGCAGCCGCTCCGCTGGTGGCTCCGGTTGCTCCTCCCGCCGCGATTCCGCCCATCACCAACGCTGCCTTGGACACGGGCGCTTCGCAATTGAGCGGTGCCCAAACCGGCACTCAAGCGGTGTCGAACATCCAAAAGGGCTTTGGTTCGGCTCAGACGCCGTCCATGTTTGATAAGGCTACGGACTTTGTCAAACGTACGTTTTCTCCCGCCGAGATTGCTGCGCAAGGGGAGCCTGCAGCGCGTGATGCCGCTCTTAAAGCGGCCACCAGCATGCAGAATTCTTTGGCCAACAGCCCCCTTTCCGCGTCTGCCAAGGATGCAATTGTTCGCTCTGCCTACGACAAGGCCTATGCTGCCGCGGCCCCTGGCATGTTTGCCAAGTACGGTCCCATGGCCGCTGCAGGACTGGGCATCATGGGCCTGACGGGCGGCTTTAAGCAGCGCGAGGTCGAGTCGCCTTATTCAAGTCTCTTTACTGGAGGAGCGGGGTCCGCCGCTGATTTGATGAAACGCGATCCTTCCAAGTACTTCATTCAGGCCCTGCCGGGCGTTCAATACGTCAACGGCTTGCCCGTGTTCACTCCGCCCCCGGGCTACCAAGAAGGCGGAGAGGTGGAGATTCCCACTGCAGAGCAAGTGGGTGCTCAGGCCGCAGGCCAGACCCCTAGGTTGACCAGCATAGGCCCTGCACCGACTTCCCCGGTGCCTGCCTCGGGTATTGGCACTCTCCCAGCCGCGACGCAGGTAGCTACGCCTCAGTTCGGCGGCTTTGGCGGCTACTCCCCTGCTGCCATGGCCACGTACTACCAAGAACTGAACCGCCAGATCCTGGCCGGTGGTCAGCCGCGGGTTCCTGCCGACTTCACGGGCCCCGGAACGCGGCCCACGCAGCAGCCTCTGCCGGGACCGTCGCAAGAGCAGATTGATGCAATCAATCAGGCCAACCGCGGTTCGTACATCACATACCCCACACAGCCGACGCCGCCTATTACGACGATGCCGCTTCCTCCGGATATGTACCGCCCGCCGGGTCCGACGCAGCCTACGATGCCTCCCCGGGCTCCGGCGGTAACTCCTCCGGTCACGACTACGCCCACCACAACGCCGACCACTACCCCCACCACTACGCCGAAGTTCGACTTCAAGGCGTACATGTACGCGCTTGATCCAAACGATCACACGCTGGCCACGGAGCGCGGCTTGTCGTATGCAATGTCGCAGAACTGGTCGCCGGAACGCACCGTTTCGGAATGGAACAGCGCGCTGGGCACGAACTTCACGTTGGATGACTACTACCGGGCGACCGGGAAGAAGCCTCCTGTGGCTACCACGCCTACCACGCCTACCACGCCTACCACCACGCCTGCACCGTTTGACTTCAAGTCGTACATGTATGCATTGGATCCGGCTGACCACACCCTGGCCACGGAACGCGGCTTGGCCTACGCCAAGTCTCAGGGCTGGTCGCCACAACGCACGGTAGACGAGTGGAATCGGGCGCTGGGAACCAGTTTCACCCTTGACGACTACTACCGCGCAACCGGAACTGTTCCTCCCGTCGCTCCCCCGACTATTCCTGCGCCTGGAAGCGGAATTCGTCGAGACATGGACGAGTACGTCGTGGAAAAACGCTATGGCGGCATTGCTTCTCTTGCGAGGGGCGGATATCCTCGTCGCACGGGTCAAATCGACGGACCGGGGACCGAGACTTCCGATTCCATCCCTGCCATGCTTTCTGACGGCGAATTCGTCATGACCGCCAAGGCCGTTCGCGGTGCGGGCAACGGGGATCGCCGCTCAGGGGCCAAAAAGATGTATGCGCTCATGCATCAACTCGAACGTAACGCATCACGGGGCTAAGCATGGCAACCGACATCTCCACACAATTTGTCCGCGAAGCGCCCGAAATTGAGGCGCAAAAACTAGGCTTGCTGCAAAGCAGCAAGGCCCTGGTAGATGCTGCCAATCAAGCGGCCATGCAGGGCCGATTCCTGACGCCCTCCTATCAGGTTGCCGGGTTCTCTCCTGACCAGATTCAAGCCATGGAAGCTGCGCGCGCCGGTATCGGCGCGTATCAGCCGTACATGTCCTACGCCACGCAGGCGGCGGTTGGTGGGCGGGAAGCCTTCAACGAAGCGGCTGATGTGCTGCGCGCTGCTGACACCCGCAACCAGTTCAACGCCGCGCGCCAAGCTCTTGGCATCTCTGGTCTTCCCATCGGGGAAATGGCCAAGTCGGCGGAGATGGTGGGCCAAGCAGCCCCAATGGTCGGCCAGGGGATTGGCTCTTTGCTCCAGGGCGCCCAGCTTGGCTTGAGCGCCGCGGATATGGCCCGGATGCAGGGTCAGCAGGGCATCGGCACGATGTACGCTGCTGCAGAGCAGGCACGTCAAGCAGCCCAGCTCGGTGGCGCGCCGACGGCTCAAGCAGCTCAAACCGGCTTTGCCCCCAACATCCAGGCCTATCAAATGGCTCCGGCGGAGCGGGTAGCTGCTCAGCAGGTCGGCACGCCGTTGATGAGTGCAGCGCAGACGGCTTTCCAGCCCAATCTGCAGGCCTTCCAGATGGGCCCCGCGGAGCGCGTGGCCACACAGACATTCGCGGCTCCCGGCTCTGCCGAGTCCTTCATGTCCCCCTACATGCAGAATGTGGTGGAGATTGAGAAGCGTGAAGCGCAGCGTGCATCTGACATCGCAGCACAGCGTGAGGGCGCTCAATTTGCGCGGGCCGGGGCTTTTGGTGGCTCCCGTCAGGCGATTGTGGAAGCAGAGCGCAACCGTAATCTGGCACAGCAGATGGGCGACATCCAGTCGCGTGGTCTGCAGTCGGCCTTCCAGCAAGCACAGCAGCAGTTCAACGCCGAGCAGGCTGCGCGCCTGCAGGCCAACCTAGCCAACCAGCAGGCAGGACTGACCGTTGGGGGCCAGAATCTGGCTTCTCAACTTGGCGTTCAGCAGCTTGGGACCCAGACGGGTCTGCAGACCTCCTTGGCCAACTTGAATGCTTCGCAACAGGCCAACGTCCAGAACCAAGCCGCCCAGTTGCAGGCTCAGGGCATGAACTCCGAGCAGGCTCTGCGTGCCGCTCTGGCCAATCAGCAGGCCGGTCTGACTGTGGGCCAACAGAACTTGGCTTCTCAGCAAGGAGCACAGCAGCTTGGAACCCAGACGGGTCTACAGACTTCTCTGGCCAACCTGAGCGCGCAGCAGCAAGCCAACTTGGCCAACCAACAGATGGCCGGACAGTATGGTCTGCAGGGTGCTCAGTTGGGCATGCAGGCCGCCGACGTGCTGCGTCAGGCTGGCATCGGTGCGTTGCAGGGTGCTCAGGGCCTTGGCCAGCTTGGTCTGCAAGGCGCAGGCATGCTTCAGTCTGCCGGTCAGGGCCAAATCGGCGCCGCCGGTCAGCTTGGCCAACTGGGCAGTCAGCAGGCCAACATCTACGGCCAGCAGTCGCAACTTGGTCAGGCACTGGCTCAGGGCATCGGCTCGCTGGCAGGCCAGCAGTTTGGCATCGGCCAGAACATCGCCCAGAACCTGGGTCAGTACGGCACGCAGCAGCTTGGCCTGTCTCAGCAGCTCGCCGCCCTGGGCGGACAGCAGCAGGGCCTTGGCCAGCAGGACGTCAACTTCCTGTACAACCTCGGCGCGCAACAGCAGCGCCAACAGCAGGCCGTGCTCGATGCTCAGCGCCAGAACACGCTGCAGCAGAACATGCAGCCGTTCCAGCAGTTGGGCTTCCTGTCGGATATCTACAAGGGCGCGCCGTCCACGCAGATGGCAATGACGCAGCAGACACAAGCGCAGGCCAGCCCGTTCCAGCAAATCGCTGGTCTGGGCGTCGCAGGGGTGAGCGCCGCCGCGGCGGGCGCCAAGGCCGGACTCTTCTAAGGAATCGCAATGAAAGACGAAGTGCTCAAGCGGGCCATGTTCTCGATGCCGCTGTCGAAGTCGGCTCGTAACAGCGGCATCATGGAAGGGTTTGATGACGAGGAGATCGAGGATCTGGAGAACCAGAACTTCGAAGACATGCCTCCGATGGCGCGCAACCCGCAGAACCCTGAGATTCTGATGAACACTCTGCGCGGTGACATGCGCTCGGTGGATGCCCGCTACATGGAACTGGCTCAGATGGTGGGCGAAGAGGCTGCGTACGACACGCCGCCGGAAGTCCTGGCCATGCTCCAGCCCCAGCTTTCCGCTCAGCAGGGCGGCATTGGTGCGTTGCCGCAAGCAGCCGGCATGATGCCTCCTGACATGGGAGGCGCTCCCACGGCGCCGCAAGGCATGCCGCCGGAGGGCGGCATCGCCCCTTTTTCGCAGGGCGGGGCTGAACAGGCTCCGCCGACGCCTGATGGCCTGCCTCCGATGCGGGCAGCGGCTGGTGCGTTCGTCACTCCACTGACGCGGGCCGCTCAGTACTTGGGCGATAAGGCGAGCTCCTTGGGCAGCATGGGAACGGCCGCGAATGCGGCCGCGGGGCGTTTCTTGTCACAAGGTTTTCCGCAGACCTTCCGGCCCGTGTTTGAAAACGTCCGTGGCCCAGGCGGTCGGTTTACAGCCGAGCAAACCATCTCCTACCCCACGCTGACTCAACATATGGCCAACTTGGCCGGTCCGCGGGCCACGGAGCTCGCGGGGCGTTTCGCGCCCGGTTCCAGCGCTGCTGTTGGCGGTATTGGTGGTCTTGGCGTGGCAGGTCTGATGCGCGATGGCGCTCCTCAGGCGGATTTGGAGCGTGCTCAGCTTTTGAAAGCCTACGAGCAGATGTACTACCAGGACAAGGATCGCAGCATTCCGATGCCCTTCTTGTCTGATCGCACCAACGAGCAATTGATCCAGGACCTGCAGGGAATGGAGCGGGTGCAATCATCACAGGCCGCTAGAACCGGGTTGGGTGGACCGCGGCCCGGGGCTCCCGGCCCTGCTGCTGTTGCCCCAGAAGCCTCTCGCGATGAAATGGGCGATTTCATTAAGCAGGTTCTAGCTCGAGATGCGGCCAAAGAAGAGGCCGCATTGCCGCAAGCGTTTGGTGAAGCCGCTGCACGTCCCAAGCCTTTGACCCGTGCGGAGCGGACCAAGAAAGAGTACGAGGAGCTTGCACCGCTGTACAAGGAAATCCTTGGCGAGGACAAGGAATCGGCCAAGGTCAATGCGCTGTTGCTGTTGGCAGATGCAGGATTGAAGTTTGCCGGGAGCCGTCAGCGTTCTGTTGGCATGGCGCTAGCCGAGGCTGCTTCTGGTTTGCCCCGAGGCTTCGCTGCCATCGCTGCCCAGGCCAAGGAGCAGGAGGGCAAGATCAAGGCCGCTGCCCTCAGTCAGGCAATCAACACGATCTCGGAGCAGGACAAGTACGCACAGGCCGAACTGCTTGAGCAGATCAAGGGCCGCAACCGTATCCAAGCGGAGCTGGTCAAGAAACTTGGTGAAAGTAACGTCGTCACCGAAAACGTGGGGCTTGGTGTTCGTATTCAGAAAACGAAGGATGGGAGCTACATTGGTGCAAAGTACGATCCCGACGATCCCGCATTCAAGGCCGCTCTTGGTACGAACGAAGCCCCTAATCGATTTACATTGAAAGACACAGACAATCCGTTTGTTGTCAATCGCGGACCTTCGCCTACTCCCCTAGCGTCAACGCCGGAAGAGTTTAAGAAGATTAGCGCAAGCCTTCTTAGCATCAACAATTCCTTGCAGGCCCTAGAAGAGGCAGAGTCCATCGTACAGAACCTGTACGGTCCCGGGGCGTTCTTCGTTGACAAGTACAACAAATTTATTGTTCCCATGACCGGTGGGCTAGCTCCTCCTAGCGTTGATCTGGAAAAAGCCTCTACGGCAATGGGCCGAGTTGTTAGTGGGCTTAGCAAAGGAATTGCGGCGGCAAATAACGACGGCCGAGTGTCAGTGCAGGAGGAAAAGTGGGCCCGCGACATTTATGAGGGGCTCATCAACCCGGTGGGCTTCCTTAGCAACCCGGAGATTGCGGCTGCAGGCATTCAAAGCCAGAAGACACAGTTGTTGAATGCCCGCATGGCCCTTCTCAATCAGGCAGGTCTTGTCAGAGATGAGTATGTAATGCGTACTCCCAACCTGGGGACGCCGAGCGACCCGTTTGTCTACCCAACTGACCCCGATCAGCAGAAGATCATGGACACGTGGCTGCGGAACACAATTGGTAAAGTGCGTTCGCCAGATGCAGGCGTCTACATCCGCATGCCCAATGGAAATGTGATCAAGGCATCCCCCGCGGACATCCTTCAAGGCCGTTAAATCATGATCATCAAAGACGCATCCGGGGCCTACTACGACCTTGCGACGGGTGAAAAAGTTGGTGGGGCAGAGCCGCAGCCTGTTTCCAGCCC